GCAACAAACAATTTGACTGCTGCTCAAACGGCTTTAGATGCCCTTAAAGATGCTCCTGAAAATACAAAAGTTTATACAACAGACGGGTATGTAGCACCAGTAGCGCCAGAAACAGCGACAGTTACTACAACCACTCTTCCGACTATGTACGATGCATCAACTAAAATTCAAACCCCGTTTGATATTAAGATGGGCGATATCCTGTATAACGGTCAGGGCCCAAACAGCCAGATTTACGTAACATCCAAGGCAACTATTACTTTTGGCACTGGAGACCACACTTGGTGGGATTTCCCTGGTGGACCAAGTATTTCGGTATTTGCCAGCGACTATATGAATGCTGGACCAGGAACTTCTACTGTAGTGACTACTACAGAAACAACTTTAGAGGTTGATTGGAATCTTAAAAAATTTGGTGATAACAACGCCCCTATAACTAATATTAATTGGAAAATGACAGTAAACCCAACAACTGGTGAATGGACGGGTATTGGAACTGTTGCTGGAAACACCACTAATCTTTGGTATCCGCAACGCACTGGAGTTAGAGAAACTGCGGGTCAACCTGTTCAACAAATGACTGAAGTTACTAGTGCGACAATTGCAGCAGCAGAAACGGTAGTTGCAGACAAGGCTGAAGTAAAAACAGAGGCTGTTGCTACATTAACCACTCTTACTGAAACAGCTACAGCAACGGTTGCTACTGCAAATCAGTTGGCAAATGTTGCTGTTGAGAAGGTTGAGGTTGCAGTAGCTGCGCTTTCAGCACCTGTAGTTTCGCCAGAGCCTCAACAGCCGTCGACACCGCCAGTCGAACCGACTCCTGAACCTGCTCCTTCTCCAAATCCTCCTGCTCAAGAATCTTCTCAATCAACAGCTCCTCAGAACCCTGAGCCGTCCACTCCTCAACAACCTGTCGAGCCTTCGCAACCTCAGCAGCCCACAGAGCCTCAAACTCCTTCGGATCCATCTACTACTCCTTCTGATCCTGCTGACAATAACAACTCTGACAATAACACGTCCCCGGAGGAAGAGACTCCTGACGTTCCTCCAACTCCAGAAGACGGAGACGATACATCAACTCCTGAGTCTGAGGATCCTCAACCAACTCCCGAAGAGCCTTCTGAAAACGAATCCTCCGACGAAAGCGATGAAACATCTACTGAGTCACCCACAGAAGAGTCATCGAACCCCACAGAAGAGCCAACAGAGCCGGAAGATACCGAGCAAACAGACGAAGAAACTTCGGAGCCTTCGGACCCAACTGACGTAGTTGAGGAACCAGAATCACCACAGCAGTCACAAGAGACAGAGCAAGAAAATCAGTCCACAGAATCATCCCAGAATGATACACCAACCGAGGAAAAGGTTACCGCCCTCTTAGAGCAGGCTGGATCTGCCCCAGTTAGTACAGAAGCTATAAAAGAAGCTGGACTAACCTATTCAGACCTTCCACCAGCAACTCCAGTTGAGGTTAGAACTGATGAAGATGGAAATGCTGTCATAATTACTGCAGAAGTTGCTGCAGCTTTAGTTCTTTTAGAAAATCCTGCAGAACTCCTTGGAGCAATATTCGAGAACCCAGCTCAAGCATTAACAGCGCTAGGAAACATAGGCGCAGATATGTCTGAAGAAGAACGACAAGAAGCTGAAAAAATAGTTGTAGCAGCGGTGATTGCCGGACAAGCGGCAGTAAACGCCGCAACTATGGCCGCTGCAGCCACAACCTCATCAACTACTGGAGGGTCTAGTGGTGGGGGAGGACCTTCAGGTGGAAGTTCAAAGGGCGGAGATAAAATACTAAGGAGACGAGGAAAATGGTAAAGCTACTAAAAGACATGGCAGATCAGCTATGGACTCTACTAGGCATGTTTATTGCTTGGGTTGTCCTAGACGGGTCAGCTAAGACTGTTGTAGGATACGCAATTATTGGAACATTTATTGCCTGGGCAGTAACTTACCCCCTGAGGAACCCAAAGGATGAAGAATAAGAGTAGACTAGTCCTACTAGGACTATCATTACTGCTTTTGTCTGGCTGTGGGTATGACGGACATTTCCGTTATCCATGTCAAGACCCAGCTAATTGGGAAAAAGCAGAGTGTAAACCACCAGTATGTACTGCTAGTGGAACGTGCCCTGCGGACCTAGGCGTCAAACAAGAAGGAACATCAAATGGCTAAAGAAAGACTAACACCACAAGAACTAGATGCTAGATTAAAGTTTATTCTAGGAATCACCTTAGGTTCTATTTTATTTTTTACAGCTATAGGAATTCTCTATGGCCTTTTGTTCGTTACTCAACCTATTGGGGCACAGTCAGAAAATGACAAGATGTTCTTCAATGTTTTGGGTAGCGTAGCTACATTTATTACTGGAACTTTGGCTGGACTTCTTATTGGTCAGTCTGGTGCAAAAGACATTATGGCTGCACAACTAGCCAATAAAGAGATGGACTCAAAGAATACTCTTGCTGATAAAAAGCTTGAGGCAGAAATTGACGACGCTAAGGCTCGCAGACTTGCAAAGCCAGACGGAGCAGTTCCCCCAGCACATCCAGTTGACGAAGATTGGGATAAAGACTAATGGCGGAACAAGGAACAGCAGCTAAGCTTATTGAAGTTGCTACAGCAGAAGTAGGTACAGTCGAAGGTCCAAAGGACAACGAGACTAAGTACGGTGCGTTTACTAAGGCTAACTTCTTGCCTTGGTGCGGAAGTTTTGTTATGTGGTGTGCCGATCAGGCTGGCGTAAAGGTACCAAATACTGTATCAACTCCAGCTGGCGCAGCAGCGTTTAAGAAGAAGAATGCTTGGATTGACGGTGATCTTGCAGATCCAGAGCCAGGTGATATTGCTTATTTTGATTTTCCATCAGATGGTGTAGATCGAATTTCCCATGTTGGAATTGTCATTAAGGACAATGAAGACGGCACTGTATGGTGCATAGAGGGAAATACCTCTGGAGACTCCAAAGGTAGCCAACGTAATGGAGGAGAGGTCTGCAAAAAACTACGTGCATATAAAAAGAATAAAAAGAATGTGCAAGTCTCTATCGTTGGATTTGGTCGACCAAAGTTTAAGGGTGCGGCTAAATCATCCGTCCCAGCATCACCTGCTGAGACATGCGACCGTTGTGGAAAACTTTTGTAAAAGGATGTGATCCTTATCTAGAGATAAGGGGCCGGATTTCTCCGGCCCCTTTCTTTATTACTCCGAGAATCTACTAATCCAGAGTTCTATCCCAGGCTCTGATGGGTCTCCATCATAAGCGTGAGGGCCATAGCCCCAAGAACCCCAGTTAGTGCCCTTAGCCGTCATATAGAAGGCTATTTGAGCATTTACTACTGGGTCAAATAATTGTTTCTTTGTATCGATTTGTATTCCGTTTTGTTGAAATTTATCTATCCTGTCCGAACCTAAAGTTCCAATCATGTTTATTTGAAATAGCCCATAAGAGTCATCTCCTGTAGACGGAGTATCATTATGGGAAGTAGGACGTCCTGTGGACTCCCTCATAGCTACGGCCCAAGCTATTTTTAACTTTTCCCCCTTAAAGCCAGTAAGCTTTAAAAGGTCGATTAATTCATCATTTGATAGCTTTTTAGCGTTTCTGTATTTTTCAATAGGGTCAACTTCTTCTACCGCAACTGTTACGGTAGTTCCATCAGACGGTAAGATCTGATTTGACCAGGCCCATGCTACGTCTACACTCATTACAAATAAAAGTGCTAGCAATGAGGTTAATATCTTAACTTTTGCACTATACTTCACTTCATCCCCTGGGTCTAGAGGGCCAGATTGTTACCCATAACAACTGTCACTTGCCATGAGCGATACGGCCTCTTTCTGCCGCATCTATCTGCAACCCCTTTACTTGCGAGACTACAAATGCCCGGTTTCCCAGGCATTAGTAGAACCGTAGCAGTAAATACAGGGGGTCCGCAACCCTGAAGTGAAAAGGAAAAAAATGTCTAAATGTCTGAATTGTGATGATAATGCGGTGTATATTTTGGAAAAAAGGGGACAAAGCCCACAATTATTTTGTGAGAAAGATCTCCCTTGGTTTTTAAAATCTGCGCTACCAGCTGAAGGATTAAAGAAGATCTCTGATCTTGTAGTTGAAGAAGAGCCTAAGATTGAAGAAAAATCAAAGAAGCCTTCAAAGAAGGAAGAACCAGTTGTGGTTTCTGAACCGGAACCAGTAGTCGAAGAAACTGTAGCGGAAGAAGAGATCAATGAAGATAGAGACGATAATAACTAAGCAGGGACATCCTGTTCCTAACACTGTTATGCAGCCTAGAGGACCATTTCCTCCTGAGCTTCTTGAGGAACCAAAAATCGTATATGAATACGATAAGCAGGCTGAGAATGGCGGTTATGAGCTGCCAGTTGAGGGCACTGCACAAAATGACTATAAAGAACTTCGTTGGTTTAAGTGCAATATCTGTTTAACAGTTATATCTGAAAATCATCTAGAGACACATCTTTGTGAGTAAGGCTCATGGTAAATAGAAGAGGCTGGAATAGAATAAGCGCTGCAGAAGAAGCTGCACGTAGAGCCCGCAATGCCATGAACAGAATGGATGCGAGTGATTTAGAAAACTATCTCCCTCAAGAGATAATACGAGCAATAAAAAAAGAAAGAAGAAGTCTAGGAGAGCAGCTTTCTAGAGGCGTAACTCGTCCGGGATATACAACAAATGAGATCGATGTAAATATAGATCCTAGAGGCGCATACTACGAAAACGAGATGATGTATCTCGATCCGGCCCTAGCAATATACCCTGAACCGGGTGAAGAGGCGTATGCTCCAGTATCTTTTAGGGGTAACCTTACAGAGGCGCCAACAGCTACTAGCAAACCAGAACGCCCAAGAACTGTTGCAGCAGCATACGACCCAAATAGAAGCACATTAACAATCGTCTTTAGAGACTCCACCGTATATAACTATTACGACGTTAGTATGGATGAGTGGGAAGATTTTAGAGAAAAACCAAGCAAGTATGAATACATTAGGGATGTTTTAGACTACAAACCTAGAGGCCCTGCAGATATAAGCTCTGTCCCTACTGATGTAAGAATGTTTGCTTATAGGGCAACCAGAGCGGCTCAGCTTGCTGCTGAAAAGAAGAAACGGAGTAAGTAATGGCTACAACAAAAGATATAGGAAACTATTACTGGCATGGCCTAACCTATCCGTACAAGCCAAAAGGTCTGTATGAAAAAGCTGAGACTCAGGAAATTGACGAACCTTTTAGGCATGGGTCCGGGGTATCTATACGCATACCCTTTACAAAAAGGGCAATAGTTATGGGTAAGTGGGCAAAAACTGGATATACAGAGAGCGAGGCTCTAACCTACGCCATACGGGGTAGAGGATTAAAAAAGGACGAGGTAAACTGGGATGCTATACGTCAAGGAGTAAAAGAGAGTAACTGATGTTTAAGAAGCGTAAACAACAGCGTGAAATAACACGGGTTCAAAAACGAATACAAACCCTTCCTTCAGGAGAAATAGTGGGGTGGGTAAATAACTCTATTTATAACATTGATCGTAACCTATCCATGTGGAGCCGTACAGAAGACGCTACATTTTTAGAAGAAGCTCGATTAGCATCAGAGGTGCTACATGAGGCCCTAGAGTCGTTAAGTAGGAGAGTAAATGCGTGAAGACTTTGAGTTCAACGACTTTGAGGATGAGGATGACGATCTTGACTATGAAGATGATTCACAGTTTGAAGAGGTAGATGGTCCTGAGGACGAAGAAGATTACGAAACCCTAGAGTCCGATGAGGACGAGATGGATGAACTATCTAAAGAGTTCGTAGCTGTCCTAGTAGATAAGATCCTTTCCTTTATGGTTTTGCTTGTTGGGCACGACCTACACCCCTACCAGAAACCGTTAGCTAAAAGAATTATAGAAAGCGTCATAGTCAATGACGGAGAAGAAATAACTGCTCTTGCAGCTCGTCAGTCTGGAAAGTCAGAAACAATAGCAAACGTTGTAGCTACTCTTATGGTTATTCTGCCTAGGTTGGCTAAGATGTATCCAGATCTATTGGGTAAGTTTACGTCTGGTTTATGGGTTGGAATGTTTGCTCCTATTCAAGCACAGGCAGAAACTCTTTACTCAAGAACAGTAAGTCGATTAACAAGCCCACAGGCACTAGAGGTTCTTGGCGATCCGGAAATTGATGATATGCCTGGAAAGAACCCTGGAGTTACAAGAAATATAAAGCTTAAAAACTCGGGCTCAACACTAATGATGATGACAGCTAACCCTCGTGCAAAGATTGAATCTAAGTCTTTCCACCTAATGGTCATTGATGAGTGTCAAGAGGCAGACGACTTTATAGTCTCTAAGTCTATTGCCCCTATGGGTGCGTACTACAACGCAACGATGGTTAAGACCGGGACCCCATCTACCATGAAAAACAACTTCTACAGATCTATACAGCTAAATAAGAGACGTCAAGTGGGACGTACAAGCAGGCAAAATCATTTTCAGTGGGACTGGAGAGATGTTGCCAAGTTCAATGAAAACTATGAAAAGTTTATTCGTAAAGAGATGTTACGAATTGGTGAAGATTCTGACGAGTTTCAGCTCTCCTACAATTGCAAATGGTTACTAGAGCGGGGTATGTTCGTAACTTCATCTGTAATGGATGATTTGGGAGACACTTCTCAACAGCTAGTCAAGAGTTGGCACGCATCCCCAGTAGTAGTGGGGATAGATCCTGCACGTAAGATGGACTCAACCGTAGTTACCGTTGTATGGGTTGACTGGGATCGTCCAGATGAGTTTGGCTATTACGACCATAGAATTCTAAATTGGATGGAAATCCAGGGAGACGATTGGGAAGAACAGTACTTCCAAATAGTTAACTTCCTAGGAAACTACGACGTTTTGGCCATTGCGGTAGACGCAAACGGGGTTGGAGATGCGGTAGCTCAACGACTAAAGGTTCTTATTCCTAGAGCCCAGGTTGTTGCAACCACCTCTAGCCAGAGCGATCAATCTAAGCGTTGGAAGCATTTACAGGCCCTAATACAGCGCCAGATGATTTCTTGGCCTTCCCACGCTAAAACACGAAATCTTCGTATTTGGAAGCGTTTCTACCAACAAATGACGGATGCCGAAGTACAATATAAGGGTCCCAACTTCTTAGTTGAAGCCCCTAAAGAGGCACACGCACACGACGATTTTGTGGACTCTTTGGCACTAGCGTGTTCTCTAACACAAGAAATGGTCATGCCAACCGTAGAGGTTAGCGCATCTCCATTCTTTTAATAGAAATTCGTTTAGGACCAAAAATATCCTTGTAGGTACCAAACTTATATACAAGGATCCTTAAAAACCTTATAAGGAGTAAATAATGGCAATTGCACCAAACCCTGGCTTTCCTGAGAAGACCGGCTCAGTTTACGAACGTAAAATGGCTGGAGCTGTTCCAGGACAGCGCGGACCTCTTCGCTTTGAAGAGGGAGTAGCAACTGATACCGATGTTCCAAATGATTTTCAACTTGGACTTGATCAGGGCTACGACACACCAGCTGGGCGTCCTAACCACAATCTAAATGTTTTTGAGAAGTCTGCAGAAGAGACTATGAGAGAGCGTGCCCACGTCGGTTCAGCCGCATGGGTTGAAGCTCCTACTTATGTAAATGAGTTTTCTCAGGGTAACTTCCAAGACTACGCAGAACCACGGATTGAAGAGGTTGCTCGTTCAGGCGGTCGTTATCAAAGAATGAACCCTGCAGCTGTAACTGACTAATCAGGGTAAACTTTCGTACTAGGTACCCGGCTTCGTTACCCCTTCTCCGAAGCCGGGCACCACTTACTTTAGGAGAGCGATGGCTGAATCAGGAGTACCTTCAAATCAGGTATTGTGGAATAGCTTAGTGTCACAAGCAAAAGCTAAATACCCATCAAGAAGAAGCAAAGGACTTTCATTTGCTGCCGCTTCTTGGGTAAAACAACAGTACGCTTCAAAAGGTGGTCAATACGTTTCTTCAAAAGCAGAAGTAGAAATTCGTGATACTAAAAAAGAACTGATAGATAAAAAGAAAAGAAAAGAAGCGGACATTAAAAGAAGAAAAAAGTTAAATCATCAGCTTAGCTAACGAGAGTGAAATAGAGTGAGTATAGATTTTAGTCCTCCGTCGTATAGGGCGGCATCCTCTGATTTAACTATTTCAATTTCTCCACTAGGATTAGTGGAATTAGCAGATGAAGAGTTTGAGGTTCACGGTCCTCGTCTAAACCGTTATTCATTAAACTGGGCAATGTATCTTGGCCATCACTGGGCTTATCGCAGAGAAATTGGCGAAGCTCAAATGGTATTTAATTACTATAGAGCCTTTACAGATTATATATGTAACTTCACCTTTGGTCGAGGAGTTACCTTCCAGAGCAGCTACGCTACAAATGCGATACTTCCAGATATTCTAAAAAGAGTTTGGGAAACCGACAATGAAAAGCATAGCGTTCTTTGGGAAATGGGACAACAGGGCGGAGTATCTGGGGACTGCTTTGTAAAGGTAGCTTACGAAGAGGCATTTACAGACTCTACTGGGCGAGTCCATCCTGGACGTGTACGTATTCTTCCGTTGAACGCATCATTTTGTTTTCCAGAGTTTCATCCACATGATCGCTCCCGTTTAATTAGATTTAAGCTTAAGTACCGTTTCTGGGGAACATCCCTAGAAGGAACTCGTCAGGTATACACATATACTGAAATTCTTACTGACGATCGCATCGAAGAATACATTAATGATGAGTTGATTGATTCAAGAGCAAACCCTATTGGAACAATTCCAGTAGTTCATATTCCTAACGTCCGTGTTTCTGGATCCCCTTGGGGACTTTCTGATTGCCATGACATTATTGTTTTAAATAGAAACTATAACGAAGTAGCTACAGATATTGCCGACATCGTGAACTATCACGCAGCCCCGGTCACAGTGATCACGGGCGCCAAGGCATCCTCCCTTGAAAAGGGACCGAAGAAGGTCTGGGGCGGTCTACCCAAGGATGCTCAGGTATTTAATCTAGAAGGTGGCGGACAAGGTCTTGCCGGAGCAATGCAGTATCTTGCAACTCTAAAGACCTCAATGCACGAAATGATGGGGGTTCCCGAAACTGCCCTAGGCCAAGTTCAGCCAATCTCAAACACCTCTGGAACAGCTCTATCTATTCAATATCAGCCTCTTATGAACCGCTATAACCAGAAAATGACTCAATATAGCGAGGGAATTAAGAAGATCAACGAGCTTGCTCTTTTGACCATTGCGATCAAAGAACCAGAGCTTTTTACCTACAACCCAGATTTTAATGGCCCAATAAAATTAGATCAAATAGCCCAATTAGATCCAAACGACCCTGTAACATATGAGACAGTGGTTCACTTCCCTCAACCACTTCCTCTAGACAAGCTCATTCTCTTGAGCGAAATTCAACAGAAGATGGCTTTAAATCTAGAGAGTAGGGAAGGGGCTTTAAGAACTTTGGGAGAAGAATTCCCAGATGAAAAGCTTCAAGAAATTCGTCAAGAGCTTATTGCAGACGCAAAAGCAGATGGCGCATTGAATCTTGTAAAGAAGCAAATCGATGCAGCAATTGCATCGTTAACTGGATTGCTACCAGATGGATCAGGGGGCTCAACGCCTGCACCTGGTTCAGAAGTTGGTAGCGGAGTTGGTCCAGGACCAATGGGTCAGCCAGGAGTTATGTCTCCTGAAGAGGCTCAAACAATCGAACAACTCCAAATAGATTTGGTCACCAAAGCATATGGAACCAGACTTCCAGGACGTAAGATGCCTGGAACAGATTCTAAGTTTGGTGATCAATAAAATAAATCCGCAGGTCATCGTGGCATTAATTCGGACAACGACCTCTTAAACCTAAGGAATAAACATGTCAGAAGCAACAAATGTTGTTGACACTCCAGAAGTGCGTGAAGCATTTCAAACGGATATGCCAACACAAACAGAAACTCTAGTAACACCGGTTCAGCCTAAAGAAGCCGCAACTGGTAAGTCATACACCGAAGAGGATCTACGTAAGGTACGAGAGCAGGAGAAGTCCAAACTCTACCCACAGATTGATTCCCTTAAAGAAGAAGTATCCCTTCTAAAGAAGGAACGCGAAGATCGTCAAGCAGAGGCTGACCGTCTTCGTCAGGAACAAGAGGCTGAAGCCCGTAAGAAGGCAGAGGCTGAAATGGATGTTCGCCAGCTCCTAGAGTCTAAAGAAAAAGAGTGGGCGGAAAGAATTGAGCAAGAGCGCGTAGAGCGCGAAAAAGCCTTTCTTCTTCTCGAAAGAGAGCGTCAGTTTGCAGAACTCAATGAGTACCGCAATCAGCGCCTACAGGATGAAAGGGACAATGTTTTACCAGAGCTATTGGACTTAATTACAGGTAATACTAAAGAGGAAATTGAATCCAGTATCTCAGGTCTAAAGGAACGTTCATCACGTATCCTTGACTCTGCACAGCAGGCTATGCAGTCTGCTCGTAGAGAAATGACAGGCAGCCGGGTAACCGCGCCGCCTTCCGGACCCCTCGACACCAATTCGGATCAACAACAGTTCACGGCGGAGCAAATAGCCGCTATGTCGGTTACCGAGTACGCAAAACACCGTCAACGTTTGCTGGGATCAGCAACCGATCGCGGTAAGGGAATATTCGGATAAAAAGTAATTTCAACTATGTTAATTAACACTAAGGAGTAATACCGACATGGCATCAGCCGTAACAGGTACCGGTAATCTCGCCGCGTCACCTACAGCGTATTCTGGCGCTAATAGCCAGCTTACCCAAGCAATTCAAACAATCTGGTCAAAGGAAATCCTTTTCCAGTCAATGCCGATTCTTCGCTTCGAACAGTTCGCTGTTAAGAAGACTGAACTAGGCGTTGCACCTGGTCTCCAGATTAACTTTATGCGTTACAACAACCTCGGCTTCGCTTCAGCGCTTGTTGAAGGTGTTCGTATGCAGACAAACGCATTGACAGCACAGCAATTTTCAATTACTGTTGCAGAGCACGGATACGCAATTGCAGTATCTGAACTTCTTCTCAATGCATCCTTCGACGATGTGATGGCATCTGCTTCACGTCTTCTTGGTCGCAACATGGCCCTCTATCTTGATGGCCAGGCACGCGACACACTCATGGCAGCATCTTCCGTTATTTACGGTTATGATCGTTCTGCTAACGTAGCAGTCAATGACTGGTACACATCAGGTACTGTTGGATCTTCCCGTGCTTCTTTGACCGGTAACTTCCACCTAACCACCTCTACTGTTAAGGATGCAGTCGAGACTCTAGCAACCAAGAACATTCCACGGTTGGGCGAAACCTACGTGGCATTCGTTCACCCACACCAGAGCCGTCGTCTTCGTGATCTTCCAGAATTTATTGAAGTCACTAAGTACGCTGCTCCAGGTAACTTCATGCTCGGTGAAATTGGTCGTCTATACGACACAGTATTCATTGAGACCACACAGATCCAGAAGGTAACAAACGGTGCAGGTTCAGGTTACACAACTGACACCGCTGTTGCTCCTGGCTCAATTGTCTACCCAACTGGTGGAGGTTACACCACCCCAGTAACAAAGACCGGTAACGGTAACAAGGATCGCTACACAGCAATCTTTATTGGTGACAATGCATTCGGTCACGCAATCTCCCTTCCAGTCGAACTCCGCGATGGCGGTATTCTTGACTTCGGTCGTGAGCATGCGCTTGCTTGGTACGCTATCTATGGTCTTGGTCTTATTACTGACCAGTCTGTAGTCTTGGCAGAAACCAACTAAGAACTTTATGACCTGGGTATGTCTTAAAACTGCCCACTAAAAACAAGAACTTAGGAGAATAATAATCGTGGCAAAAGCAAAAGTTACTGATTTTACTGGCCGTCAACGTGAAGAAATGATGAAGGCCAACGCAGAAGCTCTCGCAAAGAGGGCTGAAGAAATGACACTAGCCTCACAAGTTGAGGCGGAGAGACTAGAGACTGAAGTCTATGATCTTACAACAGGATCAGAGCCAACAGTTATCGATGAAGTCGAGTCTCTGGGCGTAACAAGTGCAGACGACAGTCAAGTTATTCGTCTAGCTGAAGATCTAGAATTTGTAACAATCGGCGTAGGAAATAACTATTCCTTTAAGGCCGGACAAAAGTATAAGGTTCCGAAGAATGTGGCAGCACACCTTCAAGAAAAAGGATACCTATACGAGCGCCTCTAAGGCACATATCTAGGACGCCCGCTTCGACTAAACGCCCTCCTGTCGAAGCGGGTCTTTTTTTAACCTGTACAACTTAAGCTTATTTGAGATTATTAGATAAGTAGATCTTGAGGATATGAGGATAAGTGGCAACTTTAGCATCCCTCGCTGACCGCTTGAGGGCAGAAATTGGCGATATAGCCCGCTCATTCACTGAGGAGTTACGCGGTGACGGAGAATCAAAAAGATTCCAATTAACTGAGGCCCCAATAAATGCAGCTTCACTTTCGATAAAGGTGAACGGCGTAGAAGTATCCTCCACCGCAACTATAGAAGAAGTTACTGGAATGATTCAGCTATCTTCTGCCCCTATTGATGGGGCAACCGTATATATTTCTGGAACCTCATTTAAATACTTTACAGATACAGAAATTCAATACTATGTAAACACTGCGTTTATAGAGCACGCAAGAAGCATTACAGACAGTAACGGTAGCCGAGTTACTATGGCAACCCTTCCAGCTATTGACGAGTATCCAGTAGTTCTTTTGGCATCTACTATGGCCCTGTATACCCTGGCTACAGATGCAGCTTTTGATATTGACATTATCTCTCCAGACGGAGTTTCTATTCCTCGTTCCGAGCGTTATCGCCAGCTCATGGAAACAGTTACAAATAGAAAAGAACAATACCGAGAGCTTTGCAACATGCTTGGCACCGGTATGTACAAGATCGAAGTATTCACTCTACGCAAGATTAGTCGACGTACAAACAAGTACGTACCGATTTATCGTCCACAGGAAATCGACGATGGGTCTATGCCACAAAGAGTCTACCTACAAATGCCAGACTATGGCGACATTACCTTGCCAAGTCCAGTTACTAATAAAGATCTTTCTTTGTACTCAGGAGACGACTTTGACATCCAGCTCAAATTCTCTATGGACCTATCAACTTACACGCCTCTTGCACAAATTAGACTTTTCCCAACATTCCCATCAAATCAGGTGGGCCCAGTTATCCTTACTACCTTTGAAACTACGATAACAGCATCTGTACCTGGAGGAATACTCGATACATTAAATCTTCACTTGGATAGTGATGTTACTGCAAAGCTTCCAAGAACGGCATATTACGACATACAACTTACATCAAGCACAGGTCTTGTTAGAACGTATCTAGAGGGCAAAGTATTTACTAAACCTCAGGTATCGAAATGACAGATCCAGAACTAATTCAAATAATTCAGCAAAGTCCTGAAATAGTTGTATTCGGACCTGAACAAACCGGTGCTGCCGGTTCTCCTGGTCCAACAGGGCCAACTGGTCCACAAGGAACTCAAGGACCAACAGGACCAACTGGAGTTGCTGGTGGTACTGGCCCTACTGGTCCAGCTGGAGCTACGGGCCCAACTGGCGCTACCGGTCCTCGTGGATTTACTGGACCAACAGGTGCTGTTGGTACAACTGGCCCTGTTGGCCCAACCGGTGCAACAGGCGCAACAGGTCCGCAAGGAAACAAAGGTGATACAGGTTCTATTGGACCTACTGGTCCTACTGGATCTCGTGGTGCTACGGGTCCTCAAGGTGAGGTCGGTCCTACAGGTCCGCAGGGTGTTGGACTAACTGTTCAGGGAACTCTTCCAGATGTCGGAAATCTTCCACAGTTTGGTCTTGCAGGCGACGCATATTTAATTGATGGTGATCTATGGATTTGGTCACCAAACAGCAACACATGGATAAATAGTGGACATGTGCAGGGACCAACTGGCGCACAAGGCGCTACCGGTCCAACTGGTGCAACTGGTTTAACGGGTGCAACCGGTCCAACAGGTCCACAAGGTTTAATTGGTTTTACTGGAGAAACTGGACCTACAGGTCCGCAAGGAGCAACTGGTGCAACAGGGCCGCAAGGAGATACTGGACCTCAAGGTCCTCAAGGAGTCACAGGACCACAAGGAACAACTGGACCGACTGGAGCTCAAGGAGATGTGGGCCCAACTGGATCTGCTGGTGCCACAGGACCCACAGGAGCTGTAGGAGCAACTGGACCTACTGGTCCTGTTGGACCACAAGGTGCTCAGGGTAATCAAGGTATTGCCGGTCCACATGGACATACTGGTCCTCAAGGCGACACCGGACCTACAGGACCTCAAGGAGAATTAGGACCGACAGGTCCGCAAGGTATAGAAGGACCTACAGGACCTCAAGGTGAAGCTGGTGTAACTGGTCCTACTGGACCTACCGGTGCAACTGGACAGGGACTAAATGTTCTTGGTGCGTTAAATAATTCTGGGGAACTTCCTGCTTCCGGATCTGCTGGCGATGCTTACATAATTGCTGGAGATTTATATGTATGGAGCACAAATAATTCTTCCTGGGTAAATGTAGGAAGAATTGAAGGTGCAACCGGACCAACTGGTGCGACAGGCGCACAAGGTGAAGTTGGCCCTACTGGCCCAATTGGTTTAACAGGAGATACTGGTCCACAAGGACCGCAAGGTGATGTTGGTCCAACTGGTCCAACAGGTCCAACAGGCGCAGAAGGTACATTCCCTAACTACGTTGGTGAATACAGCAATGGTGCTGATTACAACGTAGGAAATATTGTAAGCATTCCTGTTGGAAGTCCTTACGGAGATCCAGGACAATTATTTATAAGAGTAAGCAATCCAAACAATCCTGGTTATCCACCAGGAACTTCTTCTTGGGAACCTTACTACGCTGGTTCTACAGGACCAACAGGTGATGCAGGTCCTACTGGAGCTACAGGAGACACTGGTCCTACTGGTCCTACTGGAGCAACTGGTGACATTGGTCCGACTGGCCCTACAGGCGATACCGGACCAACTGGTCCACAGGGAAACTCTTTTACAATAAAAGGAACAGTAAACTTAATTGCTGATCTTCCAACATTAAATAATGCTGTTGGTGATTCCTATGTTGTACTAGAAGATGGCGGACATCTCTATGTTTGGGATGGAACAGCGTTTGACGATATAGGACAGGTAGTTGGTCCTACAGGTCCTACGGGCCCAGTTTCTACAGTTGCGGGTCCTACTGGTCCTCAAGGAAAGTTTGCCTATACATCAACTACTCCTCCAGCATCCGCAAATAATGGAGATGCTTGGTTTAACCCGAATGATGGGTCTGCATATATTTGGTATGATAACTACTGGATTGAAGTAGGTGCTGCACCTCTAGGCCCTACCGGTCCAACAGGACCTGCGGGACCAATTCAAGACATTATCCCAGTAATTGTTTCAGCGTTTGACCATGCCAATCATCAAGGACTTACAGTAACCTATGACGCAGAGTCTGAAGAAGTGCGTATCATTTCTGATGTTGCGTTTATTGAAGCAGTTGCTCTAGCAGGGCTATAAGGAGACATAGTGCCAATTAATCCCAGTTTTTCTGCTCTAGAAGCAGTCATTACTGCCAAGGTAGAGTCAGTAGCTACCAACATTGACAACAAAGACCTTCTAATTCAGATGAAGGCTCTTGAAGCTGCAGTAGCAAACCTAGCTTTAACTAAAGTTATTGCTGAGGGTACCTTCCAACAAGGTCAGGTAACCAGCACTGCAAATACTGCAATCTCAACACTGAATACTGGAGTAACTACTGCTCAAACAAATTTAAATAATATTGTTACTACAGCAACCTCAAACCTAAATACCGCGGCATCAAATGCCATTGATGACTTTAATGATGTAGCTACCCCAGTAATTGCAACCATCAACGATCTCCTTGCAGACCTTGGTGAGACAAATACTCAGGACATTATCGATCTGGTTACTGCGTCTTTGGGACAGATAACTACCGCTGCAAATACAGCTACAGGTCAGATAGCTTCAGCTCAAAGCGATGCCCTAACCATCATTGCCTCGACCGGAACCTCAGCCATAGGAAACATTACCGATACCCGAGACCTTGCCCTAGGAGCTTTAACCACCCAACAGACCTCATCTATTACGGCTATAAATACCGCTAGAGATGCGGCAGTTGCTGCGGTTAGTGCCTCCGGAGACGTAACCAATCAGATAAACTTCCTAAGAAATGACCGTTGGCTTGGTCTTAACATATTTGGGCCATCAACAGGCAATTAAGGGTTCAAATTGACAATTTTTACTTATACTAGCTTACTGGGTAAATCCCTCGAAGGAGAAAACTAATGCCATCCTACTCAGCGCTTAATACGCAAATCGATGCGGTCAAGGCAGAGATCACCACATCACTTGCTGCAAGCACTTATACTGCTCAAGACTTGGTTTATATTGCCAAGACACTTGAAACTCTTGGCAACCTACTTGGCATTAATGACCTAGTAGCAGCATCAGCCGATGCTCAAGATGCACTTAATGATCAACTCGAAGCAATTCTAGACGGAACTGCTCCGGCTAACGTAGGTAAGCTATACGTAGGCGCTGAAGCGCAGTCCTTTGAATTGTCAGCTGGTCTACAAGACCCTGCAGTTATTGCAAGTATTAATACTCCAGACTATGCACAGATTGCTTTCCAAAATAAGGGAAATGGTGCAAACTCTTCAACAGACTTTATTGCCTATTCAAATAACGGAACAGATGATTCTGGATATATTGATATGGGTATTACATCTGCAACATTTGCTGACCCAGACTTTACAATTACCGGACCTAACGATGGTTATATTTTCTTCGAAGCACCAAGAGTTTTAACCTCATCCGTAAATGGTAAGTCTCTAACAAATAACGTAGCAACACTTACTACACCTACAGCCCACGGATTCCGTGTTGGCATGCCTGTAGTTGTTACCGGCGTTGACGGTATCTTTAACGGAACTTACACAATTGCATCTATTCCAACAACTACTAGCTTTACATACGCTAAAACAAATGGTGACGTAACTTTCTTAGCGGTATCTCCGGCAGGAAACGCAGTTGCTGGAACCACTGGTAAGGGTAACCTAATATTTGCAACATCAGATAACGGTACTGAAAATAATATTATTTTTGCAGCTGGTGGTCTTGCATCTGACAATACTCAGATGGTTATCATTCCAGACCAAACTGTACACGTTGAGATCGCTACCCAATCTACTTCCACAACTACCGGTGCTCTTGTAGTAGCCGGAGGTATGGGTGTTACTGGTGACGTAAATATCGGTGGTGACGTAAACATCACGGGTACTATCTCCTTTACAGGCGGTGGAACAACAGTTGAAACTGCAAACATTTCTATCGTTGCACCTATGGTATTCACCGCACAGGACAATCCATCAAATCTGCTAGACTTTGCCCTTGTCGGAGAATACAATATTAGTGGATCTGATAAGTGGACTGCGGTCTCTAAGGATGCAGATACCGGTGTTTGGAACTTTGTATCTAATATTACAACAAAGCCAACAACCACTATTAACTACTCACAAGCAGGACTTGCTTATGACAAGATTAAAGTGGATCAAGTTGAGCTTGTTTCTGCCCCAGCAACAGCTACACAAGCTGCAAATAAGGGGTATGTAGACACTGCTCGTGCTCAAGAGCAGCTTGCAGCAGTTATGGGAATATTCTAACCGACGGGTAAGAACTAATAGTTACTTAGGAGGTAACAAATAAATGGCAAATACAGTAAAGAAGCTGTTCCGCGGCAACGTGGCAACATCTGCAGCAGATGTGTACACAGTGCCATCAGCTACTACTGCAGTAATCACCAATATCGTGCTAACAAACACCACTAGCAACGTATTGACTGGAACAGTAAAGCTATCTACACATGAAGTGCTCTCTGCAGTAACAGTTCCTGCAAACGGCATTTTTGCTCTAGACATTAAGCAGGTTATGGATGCATCTGAAACCGTAAACGCAGTTGGTTCTGCTGCAGGTCTAAAGCTTCACGTCTCAGGGATGGAGATTAACTAACAATGGGAGCTCTAGTCTATCCTTCAACATCTGGCCAAGGCGTAGGTGCATTAACCTATAGCTTTGCTGCCGCTCCTGGTGCTGAATACAACACCACTGAATTAAATGCTAACGGAATCTATGAGTTTCGTGCTCAAGAAGAGCCACTAACCGTAGCTATCTACGCTGTTGGTAATCTTACTTCTCCTATTGAGACAGTAGCTCTTGCTAAGAATAAAGCATTTACTCATAATGGAACCATTGCTCGTATCCGTATTTTGAGCTCATCTACTGGTGGAAACACTGCTGGTACTGGTTCAACACTTCTTATTATTAAGTACAGCTCTTCAACACCATCTCGTACAGGATCTGCAATCGATGGTCTTGGCGATGTTTACGCACACACTGAGAAGTCAACTGACTGGTTTGCTTACGAAGGTTACGGAATGAATACCAGCCGTAACCCAATGACAGCTCGTCTTGATGGAACTGGAAGCACTGCAGCTTGGGTGTGCTGGACATATAACTCAGCCGGAGATGGCGTATACCGTTTCCGTAACACCCCAAGTACAGGACAAGGAATTGGTACCTCCTCAACTACCTTCTCAGGTATTGCTGGAAACTTCTTCTTCAAGTCCATGTCCAATACGACAAATACTTGGACTCGTCTTGCAGACATTCCTCTACCTCCACAAGCTATTGAAAACGGAACTACATTTGCTGAGCAGCGTCTACGCCGTGCAGTAATGTGGGATACCGGAGATGACCTTATTGTTTGGTTCCGCTGCGTTGATAACAGAACCCAGACAATTAACTCTGTTCAATATACTTCAGTAGATACATACCTATACATCTATACAAAAGCTACTGATACTTGGACATTTGTTGGTGCGTGGAACCTTGGCGCAACAGGCTATAACTCATATGTTGATGGTCCTCAAATGTCGTTTACTCACGTTATAAATGGCGTTCGCTTCTGGTACAACTGGCAGCAAGAGCGTTCAAGTAACGGATTTATTCGTTATAACCTAGCAACAGGTGTTCGTGAAGCAATCACTTCAGCAGCTGATACTTGGCATGAAGGATCTTATGTAAATAACTACTTCCTTGCTAGCCCAACTCAAGGTATTGGTAACACTGATGGTGGTTCAACTGACTATCAGATTTACGACCCAACTAACAACGTATGGGCAAAGGTAACCCCCCCATCACGTCTAAATGAGGCATCAACTTGGTTCCGTGGCGGTCAGATTTTCCGTTACAACGCAACTTCGTTTGGTGTTATCGGTCGTCGTACATATACCACAGACAACACAGCTCCAGGAAACGGAGACCGCTATTGGGGACGCCGTCTATGGATCTATGACACCGCTACTCAGTCACTTGATCGTTGGTTAGATAAGTCCTTTGAAATGGAAGATTTCTACCCAGTAGCAATGCGTCCAGGACATGATACTTATGGTTCAACCTTTATTTGGCAGCCAGCAGGTTCTTCTTGGAATGGTCGTTTCTTCCGCTTCCGAAACAACTATGGTAGTTCAGCGCTATCTCGTCATAACCACGACTATGTAGACGTTACAAGGCCAAAGAAAGTAGATCTTATTGGAGCATATCGTCCTCGTGGCGAAATGTCTGTAGGTCTAAATACCGTTCTTGCATTTGGTTTACACAGAAACCCATTCGCTAGAGCTGTGATCTGGGCATCCTATGGTCAAAATACCTGGGATTCTGAAGTTCGTGGAGGACGTTCAGCTGGATCAACATATGACTCTACAGGTAGAAGCCGACATGGTTTTGAGAGCATGGGTGCAGAACTCATCTCTACAGCTGGAGAAATTTATCCAGTTCTAAATGATATGCAAATCATTCAATCTATTTACGACCCACAAATGCGTCGTTATTATGTAACTGGTTTTAGACCATCTCGTTTGGGATTTGTTTGGAACAACGGTAACTATCCATTCTCCACATTCAACCGCTCTCCATGGCGTCAAGTTTCAGCGTGGGTCGAAGAAGATACCGGAAGATTTGATTATCTAGATTACAACCAGGGTGGTGATGATACATCTGACGATACCTCTAGAACATGGGCGCAAGGTCAACCGTTCATTTCCTCAACTGAAAACCCAGGTGAAATCTCAATCTTCTCAAACGGCCGTGCATATCGTCCAGGAGTCCACTTCATTCGTCCATACGACTCTGATGTGTGGGAAGTTTATAATATCTGGAACCTCTTTAACTGGGAGTATGGATTTACACAACGCTTCGTAAGCTATAACTGGATCAGCTCACAGTGGCAAGGAGATGGCCGCGTACCTCAGACCTATACATTTACACATGACGCAATCTCTAATAACTTTGTGCAAGTTGTTAAGTTTGGAGCCGGTCGTCTAAGCCGTACAGGTATTCCAGAGGGAACAATATTCTGGGATGGACGTTCACTCCTTCAGTATAGCCAGGAATCTGGTGTAGCCCCATTTGCTGCTACACAAACCGGATGGCGTCGTTTGCATACAACCTCTAGCCCATATTGGTCTCAAGACACTACTATGAACCGTACACCTCACGTATGGTACGACGGTCGATATGCGATCTGCGAAAAGCCTGACAGCACAGGTTACTATGTCTTTGATATGGACAACCTTTCTGCAGAGCCTAAAGTAATTGTTTCTCATATCCCAATTAACTCTCGTCCTACCCCTAACTATCAGGGCGGTAACTCTGGAAGTATTGGTAGCTTCTGGTGGTACTTCTCCTATAATAAGGCTTGCCTCGGTGGCGTAGAAATCATCGCAGGTGGTTCTGAACAGGACAGCGTACGTACTTGGAGAAATCCAAACTACTACCTAGTAAGATCTAAGGAGGCATAACAAATGGCGTTTACAGTAGAAGTAGATAAGAAAGTAGCCACTATTCTTCGAGATGGTGGAGTGTTTCTTACTCAATCTTTTGATCCTCGTGAAGAGGGCAACACTCCGTTTGACTCAAATGCAGACGCTCAAGCATGGGCAGAAGCATTTGTTGCTCAAACAGAGGTTGAAGAAGCTGCAAAGGCTGCTGAAGAAGCGGAAAAGAAAGCCGCTTTTGAAGCAGAAGAAGCAGCTCTAAAGGCCGCTATTGAGGCACCTGCAGAAGAAGAATAATTAAATAGCTTGTAGAATAGGCGGGTCTATATGGCCCGCCTATTTTATTTGGAGTAACTATATGAAAGTACTAATATCTACTCAATCGCCAAATCCCCAGATATCTGCTTTTTTTGCAAAAAGCCTTGCTGAAACCTACGCTCTGGGAGAAAAAGAAGGTATTGAATTTAGATTTATGTGGTCTCCGGATGAGTTTAGTTTTCGAAACGAAGCGGCAGAAATTGTAATAGAAAAAAACTATGACGCCCTAATATTTATAAAGCCACATATTCAATGGGTAGCTACAGATTTAGTAGGGATAATTAAGGGCGAATCTTTAATTGAGGGCGTACCAACAAAACAATACTTTGCTCCAGAACAATTTTATAAAGCAGTATTAAATGACTCCCCTAATCAGGATTCAGATAGTCCTATAACTGCAAAGCTTATGGATCTAGATATGGTAGTAATTAAGAAAGAAGTATTTGATCGCATAAATGACTTTGTAATCAAGGCTAACTATCCAAAAGAAGACGGAATAATTGAACAAATACCTATTTATTTTTATTCGTCCACGGATGAAAATGGCCCTATGAGTCAAGACATTAACTTTTGTAAGGCTGCAGAAAAAGCAGAGATACCAATAGTTATAAATAAAGACATGGCTATATTTGAGCATGTATGGGTTCCATATAAAACATACATAGGCAACGATATTAGAAAAGACTTTATCAATAAGGGGTTTGAAGAAGTTGAGCAACTTTAAAAGTCAAGCCGGACAAGATCTATTTGCACTGTCTAAAAATGACTATAAAGTTGGTGGAACTTTTTTAGAGATAGGCGCCTATGACTCGGAAAGCATATCTAATACATATGTTTTAGAGGTAGAGTATGGCTGGACGGGGTTAGCTATAGAGATAATTCCAGAAAGAGCAAAGCAGTACATCAGTAAACGGTCCTCCCCATGCATAGTAGCCGACGCAACAAAACTAGACTATAAAAAGCTTTTAATGGAGCACGAATTGCCCCAGACCATAGATTATTTATCTCTAGATATAGAGCCTGCTACACAGACCCTAGAAGCTTTAGAAAAAATATTAGAATCTGGCTATGAATTTAAAACAATAACTTTTGAGCATGACTTGTACGTAAGCAAAGACAACCTTATTATAAAAAATAAACAAAAAGAGATTCTTTTAGATAAAGGATATGTCTTGTATAAAGAAAACGTGTGCTCTCAAAATAACCCTAGGTTTCCTTTTGAAGATTGGTGGGTAAAATGATTTACATATCACTTGCAGCATACAGAGACCCATTGCTTCAATCCACTATAGACCACGCATTTAAAATGGCAGAAAGACCAGAGGAGATCAGGGTTGGATGCTATATAACTGTTCTTCCAAATACTTCGGGGGAAGAGGATAAGTATGGGATAAAAAATAACCATGGTGGAAAAGTAATGTCTACAATAGACTTTGCTGGAGAATGGTTTAGTGTATGTAAGGCTAGGAACTTAGCTAATCAGTGGCTTACTGAGGAGTACGATTATGTACTACAGATTGATTCTCACACAAGATTTGAGCCTAATTGGGATACTTGGTTAACAGAGCAACATAAGAAAATAGATTATCCAAAAGCAATAATTGCTGGTTATCCAAAACCTTGGTGGCCAAAAGGTAGCCCTGAACAATCTTATAACTTAGAGGATGGATCCTACGGAATGAAGGATCACTATAATGATACGTTTTTTGAGCAGACTAGCTTTAATGTATTTGGCTCTAAGGGGGAATTTTTAAACGGATATGAATTAAAGCCAGTACATTACTATGTTAAAAAACAAGTAAAAGAAGATTCGGATAGAGGATGGTACACGTCTGGTTGCTTCTTTTTTGCTCCAGCAAAATATGCTATAGACCTTCCACAGCCCGAATGGATTGTTTTTTGGGGTGAAGAAGTCTATAACAGTATGCGTGCATTCACTCATGGGTGGA